TAGCAATCTAAATGCTTCATCAGCCGCCGCTGCTATTTCCAGAGACAGTGCAGGTGCTGAAGTGTTGTCGGCACAAGCAGGCAATTTGCAGGATGCACTACCTGGAACTCCATTTAAGCAAAACTTTCAACTTGGACCTGACAGAGATACTGTTTCCAGTTTAAACAACAACGGTGTGCAAACAGTACAAACTGTGCCAACAGTGCAAACAGTGCAACCATCAGCAAACAAACCTACCAATGCCATAAAGCCAACACTGAGTGGTACCAGTGATTCGCAATTGGGCAATGACAACAACACCAGCACAGTTAGCACCACAGGCGGCAATACTCCAACCACCAAAGGCCGCATTACACAAGGTGGCAATGAAGCTGCTGTTAGCAACAGCGATGATGCGTATCAAAATCCACAAAACACAGTTGGCACTGCATCACAGTCTGTTGAAGGTCGTGTTGCTGTTGCAGATGAGTTTACACAAACTATCACAGCAACTTCAAACAGACTGGCCGGACTTGCTAGTCAAACGTACAGTCTTAGTGTGTACCTAATGGACAAAGACGAGTATAAGAAATTTTTAAGAACTGACAAAAAAACACTGCCAACACAACAGTTGATTATGCAATCAGGCGGTGCACCAATTGGCCAACGAAACAAGTATTTTGACTTGGACTTCTTTCCAGAAAACTTTGAACTTAAATGTCAGGTTGGCACACAAGGAACAAACTCGCCGCACAATGCTGTTACCATGAAGTTTGATGTTTTAGAACCACAGGGCATTACATTTTTAGAAAGACTGAGACAGGCAGTCTGGGAACACACCGGCGAGCAAACAGCAACTATCAACAGCCAAAACTATCTCATGGTCATACGCTTTTATGGCTATGATGAAAATGGCAACCTAATCAGCAATGCACAACAAAATGGCGGCGAAACCACAAGCGATCCAAATTCGTTGGTAGAAAAGTTTATTCCTTTTCAAATAGCCAATATCAGATACAAAATTCAAAGTCAAGCAGTCGAATACAATCTTGAATGTGTAATACCGCAAATGCTTGTGGGATATGCTACAAGCAGAGGAAGTATACCTTTTAACTTTCAGCTAAATGCACCGGATGTACAAACACTGTTCAACGGAAATACACAAATAGTACAGTCACAGCAAGCACAACAGTTTGATGCTGACGGCAACGAAGTTGATTTTACTGGCCCACAAAATGGCAACAAAAAAGCCGGTCTCAGCGGAGCAACAGTTTCACAAGGATTGGTTGAGGCACTTAATCAACACCAGCAAGAACTTGGCAATAAAGCTGAAGGCTATATTCCAGATCGGTATATTATTGAACTAGAAGATGTGCCTGGGTTTAAAGATGCCAAAATGAAAAAGCAAGGTACACAAGATAAAACCCGCGCACCAATGGTTGATGCTGATGATGTTAACGCAAAGTATAATCCTGCAAAACAAAACTTTGATACAGAAGGCAAATCATTTAGTATTGCTGCAGGCACACAAATTGTGCAGTTGATTGATCAAGTGATGAAAAACAGCGAATATATCACATCACAACAAACAATTGCATTTGATGAAGTAACTCGCAAAGAAATACAAAATCCGCCTGTAAAAACAGTGCAGTGGTATAAGATTACACAAATTGCAACACCAATTGAGTGGGATAAAACACGCCAGGATTATGCATATGAAATCAAATATCGTGTGACAAGATATCAAATCAACACTCCACGGTCTCCATACTTTCCGCCGGCAATGTACCGAGGTGTTCACAAAGTTTACAACTACTGGTTTACTGGTGAGAACACCGAAGTGCTAAACTTTGAAATTGATGCAAACACAAACTATATTACTCCAATTAACAACAGTGGAAAAGTTGACACTGTGAGAGGAGATGCACGTTACGCAGAAAAAAGATTCTTCCAAGCCAGTGCTGAAGAAAGTACACAAGGCGGTCGAGGTGAAAGCACATTGCCAGCAGCACAGCTTGCATCAAGACTCTATAGCCCAGCTGACGTAGCCAAAATTGATATTGAAATTGTAGGCGATCCAGATTGGATTACACAAAGTGAATTGTTTTACAGCAAAACAAACTTGGGTGCATTTGAAGCTGATGGTAGTGTAAATGTTAACGCAGGCGAATCACTGTTTGAAATACGTTTCAACAAAGTTGTAGACTATGATCAGGCAACTGGTCTAACTCCTGTTTACAAAAACAATCTAGCACAAAGTCAAATCACAAACGAACTAAATCTTGCAGAAGAAAGTTTAGTATTCACTGCTTACGAAGTGACTAACTACTTTAAAGAAGGCAAGTTTACACAAAGACTAAGTGGTACATTGAGAAACTTTGACACTGCGGTTGATTCACCAAAAGAAAAAGCAGCAGAAAAGAACAAAGTTGAAGATCCTCAAATACAAAAACCAAAAGGCACCAACACCAAGCCAAAAACTGTTACTGGATCACCAGCAGGCACTGGCGCAAGACCAGCACCGTCGGCGCAACAAAGTTCAACTGTTACTGGACCGCCAAACACACAAGGCACAGGAATACCAGCAAAGCGTTTAGATAGTGCAGGAGTAAGACAGCAATTTGTTGACAGTGAATTTGAAGGACTTCCGCCAGTTCCGCCGAAACCAGGATCAAATACACAAAGTGACGATGCTGGCCGAATCAGACAATTAAATAATTTTGCATTTTCAGATGACAGTGCATAGAGGATAAACTAAATGGCAGAGAATTATCAAAGAAGTGTAGGCACACCAAGATCCTATAAAATTGACAAAGGAGGCATTCCTGCCGAAACTGGTCCGTTTCTTGGCGAAATTGTTAACAACGTTGATCCAACACGCAGTGGCAGAGTGCAAGTTTACATTGAATACCTTGCAGGTCCAGACAAAAACGTAAAAAGTCTATGGCGCACTGTGAGCTATATCTCACCATTCTATGGAACAACACAGCAAAGTGCACCGCAGCCAACTGGCCCTGGTAGTTTTACTGGCAACCAGCAAAGTTATGGTTTCTGGGGAACGCCGCCCGACGTAGGCACCAAGGTTATCTGTTTCTTTGCCAATGGCGATCCAAACCAAGGTTACTACATTGGCGGTCCAATCGAACCAGGCATCAATCACATGTTGCCTGCTATTGGTAGCAGCACCAAATATACTGACGACACAAACTCACCTTATCTCAGTGGCAAAGCCAAATTGCCTGTCACAGAGATAAACAACAGCAACAAAGCAATTGCTGAGAATCCAAGATTTTTTGACGAAGCAAAACCAGTTCACAGTGTGCTAGCAGGCCAAATGCTAAACCAAGGTGTTATTGCCGATCCATTGCTTGGTCCAATTAGTTCAAACAGTCAAAGAGAATCACCTAGTACAGTGCAAGGCTGGAGCAGTCCAGGACGTCCTGTATACAGTGGCGGCATGACAGATGAACAATTTGCTGCCAAAGTAAATGCAGGAAGTTTACAGCCAAACGAAGTACAGGTTATTTCACGCCGCGGCGGGCATAGCATTGTAATGGATGACGGCGACCTTGCTGGGCAAGATCAACTGTTTAGAATTCGCACAGCAACTGGTCATCAAATCATGATGAATGACACAGGCGAAACCATTCATATCATGCATGCCAATGGGCAAACCTGGATTGAAATGGGTGCAGAAGGCACAGTGGATGTTTATGCATCAAACAGTGTTAACATTCGCAGCCAAGGCGAAATCAACATGCATGCCACTAGAGATATCAACATCAACAGTGAAGAAGGCAGCATCAATATGTTTGCCAAAAATGCCATGACTGTTGAAACCAAAGCACTGAGCCTCAGTGCCACAGACAATTTGCTTGCATACAGTCAAAAAACCATTGGTATCAAAAGCGACGGCAGTCTTGCTATTAAGTCAGCAGCAGGTTCCTGGGGTGCTAGCACACTAACACTGGAAGGACAACCTATCAAGTTAAACAGTGGTGCTGCCAGTGACGTTAGCAAGCCACAGGAAATTCCCAAAAACAGATTGCCCGATACCAAATTTGAAGCAGACACAGGCTGGGTTGTCGAACAAAACAAAATTGAAACAGTGGTCAGCAGAGCTCCGACACACGAGCCGTTTCCGTTCCACGGAACTGGTGTTAATACCACTACCAACTTTACAGGCGGCGCAGCAGAAATACCACTGGAACCAAAAACACAAGCCGCAGTGGACAATGCAGCCAAAGCTGATGTTCCAAAAATTAGCGAAGCAGACTACGAAACACAAGCCAGCACAGACACAGCGGTTGGCAAAATACAGCCTCAACAAACACAGGCAATGTTAGCACAGGCCAGCAAACAAGTGCCACAAGGTGTTAGCGATATATCAGATACAGTAGGCGTTGGCAAATTTGGCATGTCTCCGGAGCAGTTGGAAAAAACAGGTTTCTTGAAACCAGGGACCACAGAGTTCTTTCTCAAAGATGCAACTGCAAATATTTCAACAGTATTGGGCAGTAGCAGTGTGTGGACTGGCAACCAAGGTGTTAGTGGACTGAGCGACTTTTTGGGCAATGAAAGTTTGCAAGATTTTGCACAAACTGACTTGTTCAACAAAGGACTTAGCGAATTGCAAAGCCTAGGAGTTGCAACTGGACTTGAAGATACAGGCGCACTAGCAGGACTGGTAGCAGGTGCAGCCAAGTTTGGTGGAGAAGCAGTTGCCAAATGGACACAAGGTGCTGGAGTATTGGGAGAAACATTTGCAGGTAGTGCTAGTAGCAAGATCAGCAAAGGTCAAATGGATGAACTGGTGCGTGGCGGGCAATATGCAGTTGAACTGGCTATACAAAAACTACCAGAAGCAGTGCAAGGATTTAACACAGCGGTTAACAGTGCAACAAACACCAGTTTGAGAACCAATGTTGACAGTGCAGTTAAAAGTGTAGTGGCATCACCTAAGGTTCCTGGGCACCCAGGATTGAGGTAATAAATACGTTATGCCAACATTTATCGGATACAGCACAATAGACAGATACAAATCATACACAGTCACAGACTTTGAATTGATTAAGCGTGACCTACTGAATGCACTAAACATTCGACAAGGCGAAATGCCAGGCCGTCCCGAAGTTGGCACTGCAATGTGGAACTTGATCTATGAACCACAAAACGCTGCAACAGCACAACAGATAAACACAGAAATACAACGTGTGGTTGCACAAGATCCTCGCATTAGTATTAGTGATATCAATGTTTTTGCACAAGAAAACGGCATTCTAGTTGAACTAGAAGTGGATACTGTTAGTGGACAAAATGCTGAACTGCTAACTGTGTTTTTTGATAACCAAACACAACGAGCAGCATACTCAGACGTATAAACTACCCAGTTTATTAATATCATAAATACTTGCCAAGGATAGAAACACATGGCAAAAACAACTAGACAAACCAGTATATTCGGCGTAGAGGATTGGAAGCGTATCTACCAAACCTATCGCGAAGCTGACTTTCAGAGCTATGACTTTGAAACACTTCGCAAGAGCTTTATTGACTATATTCGTTTATACTATCCTGAGAGCTTTAACGACTACATTGAAAGCTCAGAGTTTATTGCTCTACTTGACGTTATGGCCTTTATGGGTCAAGCAGCCAGTTTCAGAAACGATCTTAACACCAGAGAAAACTTCATTGACACTGCTGAAAGACGTGACAGTGTAACACG